TTATTATCAGATTATAAGATAACATTGAATAAAAAATATAAAATAGTTAAATTTATATGTGATTCAGAATATAATTATAGTAAATCATATTATAAAATGGTTCATATTGAATATTTATTATTAGAATTAACGAATATAATTAAAATATAAATAATATTAGAATGATAACATTAACACATGAATCAATTGAATTAATAAATTATTGTATAGGTAAATCAGATATTAAAAAAAGTAATATTAGATTGAAAAAATTATATGATTATTTTAATAATAATTATTCAAATAAGGATGTAGTATATAAAATTGATAAAATATCAAATAATAATTCAATTACTAATAAATATATATCAGAAAAGATTAAAAAAACAATAGATAAATTTAAAAATAAAGATAGAGTTTTATCTATAATAAATAATAAAAATGTAACTATCAATTTTTATCATAATGAAACAAATTTAGACATAGCTATACCAGTAATATTGAAATATATTCAATTTATGTATAATATTAGTAATTATAGTAAAGATATAATAATAAATTATTATTTAACAGAAAATGATAAAAAAATTAGTGAAGGAAGAAATAAAATATTAACACCAGATAATGTGAATACTGGTTCTTCATCAATAGATCATATAGATATATGGAGGAAAGAGGAGTTATTGAAAACAACAATTCATGAATTAATACATCATATGGACTTAGATTATAGAGATGAATCGGATATAATAATAAAAAAATATAGAGAAAAATATTTGATAAATTCAATTGAAATAAATTCGTTTGAAGCATATACGGATTTTTGGGCAATATTTATAAATATATTTTTATGTTCAAAAATATTAAATAATCCATATAAATTTTTTATTAAAGCAGTATATTTAGAAAAATTTTTTATAAATTTCCAATCTCAAAAAGTATTATATATATCAAGAATAGACAATAAAAAGATTATAGATATTAATAAATATTCAAATATCCTTGCTTATTATATAATAAAGAATGAATTATTCAATAATTTAAATAGTTCATTGGAAATTATGGATTATAATATTAGAATGAATGATTTAAATAAATATTATGATTACTTATATAAATTACCTAAAATTAATGAAAATAATAGAAAATTTTCAAATATGAATAAAAAAAGTTATATTTATAAAACAATGAGAATGTCTATCATTGATATAAATATTTTCACATAAAATAGACTTAAAAATTATTTGATTAATATAATTATGAAGTCGTATTTAATTGAATGTAAATATGATAAAAAAATAATATGTAAAAATATTAAAGATTATATAATTGATAAAGAAATTCATGGTAAATTAGAAAAGACAAAAATAAAAATAGATAATTATTCAAATAAATGGGAAAAAAGTAAAAAAATATTTAATAATTATGAATATATATATTTTTGTACATCAAAAAATAAAAATATATGTAAATTTGATATATCAATTAGTAGAGCATTTTATAAAATACACGAAATTTTATATGATTTTGAATTAATTAAATCAAATAATAAACAAATAACTTCAATTGCAGAAGGACCAGGTGGTTTTATTCAATCATTAATATATAATCATAGTAAAAAAAAAATAAATATAGATAATATAAATGGTATAACATTAAAATCAAAAAATAATAATATACCAGACTGGCATCCAATTATTAAAAATAATAATAAAATAAATATTTTATATGGTGTTAATGGTAATGGTGATATATGTGATATGGAAAATATTATATCGTTAATTGATAGTATTGGTATAAATACTCAAGATATAGTATCGTGTGATGGTGGTATAGATTATTCTAATGATTATAATAATCAAGAATTATTATCATATGAGTTAATTTATTCTGAAATAATATTAGGATTACATATACAAAAAGAGAATGGGTCAATGATTATTAAAATATTTGATATTTCACATTATAAAACAATTCAATTAGTATATTTATTATATCAATCGTATGAAGTCGTATATATTACTAAACCACATACAAGTAGAAATACAAATTCAGAAAAATATATAGTTTGTAAAAACCATAAAAAAAATAATGGAGTCATAAATATTATGAAATATTTTTTTAATAATAAACATAGAATGATGATAGATATACCGAATGATTTTATAAAAGATATTACTAGTTATAATAATATATGTATTGGATTACAGATTGAAAATATAAATAAAATATTAAAAAATATAGATGATAAAATTGTGAAATTAAAACCTTCACAAGAACAGATAAATTTATCTTTAAAATGGTGTAAAGAATATAATATGTCAATAAATTACAAATGTATTTATCTAGAGAATATATTAGATGCTGCCATAACAGGCCCAGTATAGATTTCATCATTAATAAATATATTATTATCATTAATATCATCTTTAGATTGTTGGTAATATAAATCGTCATATGATAAATTTGATAGATTTAATGGTATTCTTTGTAATTTATTATTAAAGTTACAAACATTCACATTATTTTTTCCAATATAGCATGCTGGTATCGGCATTCTCTTAACATTATTATGATAATAACTTTCTTCTATAGTATTATGAAATTTATTTTGATCATCAAAAAATAATTTTAGATTAGTTTTTTCATCATTGATATTATTACTATAAAATGATGGAGTTTGACTTATTCGGTAATCGGTCCAAGCTGTATCGGGTATATTATTAGGTATTTGGGCTGAAGTATATTCAGTTGAATTTATATCATTTTCACCCATATTATCTTTTAATATATATTTTGGTTCAAAATATACTGTATTATCACCAGATACTAATTGCTCGTTATCTCTAATTATATTTATAGTTGGTTTATTATTAATCATTTTGTATGTGACTTCAGAAACAGAAGCACCATCAATTGTTTTATATTTTTGTATATTATTATTATTATCCCTGAACTTATAATAAAATTTACTAATTGAATTATTATTGAATATTATTATAATTAATAATATTACTATTAAAATACAAATGTAATTTTTAATATTCATATATATATATATTAATATATTATTTAAAAATTTATGATGGTTTAAAAAATTAATTTGGAGGTAAACTTAATAAATCAATATTTCTGAAATTTTCAGGAATAACTGGATTATTTGGTGAAAAATAATTACAATTACCATTACGACAAGGCCAAGAACCTGTTGCCGGTCCTTGAGGAATTACACCAACATATGGGTATTTTTTCAAAATATCATTTTGATAAACATGATTATAATTCCAGAGATTTTGAACAATTTCTACTTTATTTGTAATTTTACATTCATCAACCATCTTTCCTTGAGTTATTACAACTTGATTCGGTTCTAAAATACATAGTTTACTATGGGGTGTATTGTTATTCATTTTATATGTTATAACTTAGATTTTTTTTAATATGATTTTTTCCCTAATTTATAAATATAATCAAATAATAATAAAATAAAAATACCAGAAAATATAAATAATAATAATTCATTTAATTGATGATTATCAAATTTAAATAATGGTTTATTCGTAAATGTTTCAATTAAATTATTATTATTATTATTATTATTATTATTTTGTTTAGACATTTCATTTACAAGATCTCTAAGATTTTCTATTTGTTTATTTAACGATACTATTTCTTTATTATTATCATTATTTTCATTATTTTGTCCAGATAATAATATTGAATCTTTTCTAACTTTATTAAATTCATTAGATGTTTCGAATTCTGAATTAGATCCGGCGACACTTGCACCAATTGTTGAAGTAGTCCCTGATATTCTATTTGATGCTATATTATCGCTATTAATGAAAGAACTATCAATGGTCCCTGACATACCATTTAATTTTTCATTTGATTTTTCATTTGATTTTTTTTTATTTCTAGAATTTTTATTTTTCTTAGTATTTAAATTACTAGAATTAAATGCTTCATCTAAATTACAAAATCCTAAACTACTCATATTAAATTATTATATAAAAAAAATATACTAATTAAATATAATGGAAGATATTAAAGTATTAAAAGATATTTCTGAAAATAAATATTTCCTTGGAATTATTATGATAACTATTAATATTGGAGCTAGATTTATAATTGAAGAATTATCACCAGATCAAAAAAAATATATTAATACTTCATTTTTTAGAAGAATTATAATATTTTGTGCTTTTTTTGTGGCAACTAGAGATATATTAGCATCAATTACATTAACTATTATATTTATATTATTTATAAGTGGTTTATTTTCATATAATGATGGGGAAGAAGATGAAGATGAAGGTAAAGAAGAAGATGATGGAGAAAATATTGAAAGTATTAAGGATGACTTAAATATTATTATAAATAAAATAAATAAATTAAATTAAATATTTAATGTTAGTCCACCATTATCCGAATCGCCACTAATAATTGAAATTGAATCCAAATCTATATTTGATGGATCAATATTCATATTATTTATAATATTATCTATATCATCAGATGGTTTGGGTCTTGATTTATTTGTTTGTGGCTTAGATGGATTGCCCATCATACCTCCCATTAATCCACCCATCATATTAGATATTGGATCACCCCCAATATTATTTCCACCACCTTGAGAACCTCCCATAATATTATTCATTAATCCACCCATCATACTCCCCAATGGTCCTCCCATTGGTTCTGGGGGTTGACGAGTTTCCCGTGTTGTTGGATGCGATTGTCTAGGAGGTTTTGATGAATTATCGCTTTTTGGTGTATTAATTGCCGCACTGGCAAATTGTTGCATTAATTCTGGATTTTGTTTCAAAATATCATCCATACCTGGTAGACTTGTTTTAAACATAGTATTTGTTAAATGAAACATAAATGCACTTCCAGCTATCATAAATATTAATCTAATTTCTGGTGCCATCTCACCCTTACCACCATATTTATCATGTAGTTCTTCAAAAACTTCATCATAATCATCAATCCCTTCATTCATACTCTCAGACCAACCATCTAACTTAACAGAAAATGGATCGAATTTACCATTCATAAATTCTATTCCTGTTATACAAGCCATTAACATTTTTCGTTGAAATTTAATAGCATTTTCTGTTTCTCTCTGTTTTTTTAATTTAATATATTCATTCCTCATATCATCTAATTGTGAATTCATATTATAATTCATTGTTGCCTTAATACCCTGATTCTCTAATCTTTTGAATTTATAAATTAAATCAATCTTTTCATTCTTAATATCTTGTGGAGACATCTTATAAATTGGCTTAAATTCTGAATTCTCATCATCATCATTTGAATCATTTCTTGATAATATTGGATCATTCGGTAATATATCATTACCAAATGATATGTTTTTATTATCATCGTTCGGTAATGATGTATTACCCTCATCAATAGCCGTATCACTAAATAAATTAATATCTTCTTTATTAGTATTAATCGTCTTTTCTGAATTTACTAACAGTTCAACACCAATATCTGAATAATTATTCATACTATTCAAATCTAAGTTAACAGTTTGAATATTCTCATTTGATAATATATTAAAGTTGTCCATATAATCTAGTTAGAAAGAATTGATATATTATAAACACACTTATCCTTTAATATTATTAATTTAAATAATCCTCCAAATTTTGAGGCATTTCTTTAATTTCTGTATTGTAAAATTTCTCAATATCGCTCATATGTGTCATATCTTCATCCGTTACAAAATTAATAGCAACACCCTTTCTACCATATCTACCACTTCTACCAATTCTATGAATATATGTTTCTTTACTTCTAGGTAAATCGAAATTAATTACTAAAGATAATTGCTGTATGTCAATTCCTCGTGATAATAAATCTGTAGATAATAATACTCTCGTATTTCCTGATTTAAAATCAGTTAAATTTTTTTCTCTTTCATTTCTGTCCATATCTCCATGTATATGAGATACCGGAAAATCATTATTAGATAAACGATCATATAAATTACTTAATACATTTTTACTATTAACGTAAATTATAGACTGTGTAACATTAATTGTATTATATATATCCATTAAAACATCAAATTTCCACTTATATTGTTTTAAACCAATGTAAAATTGTTGAATACCTTCTAATGTCAATGAATCCGATTTTACTAATATTTTATCTGGATTATTCATAAATTGATCTGTTAATTCTAATATTTCTGAAGGAATTGTTGCGCTATATAAACATATTTGAGTTGTCTTGGGAACTGTTTGAATTATATTGTAAATCGTTTCCATAAACCCTTGAGATAATATCTCATCTGCTTCATCTAATACTAATGTTTTAATTGAATCTGTAAATAAATATTTTCTATTTATCATATCTAAAAGTCTTCCTGGTGTCGCAATAACAATTTGTGGATCTTTTTGTAGTTCTGCTCTTGATTGTTGCATATTTGTTTTACCAATTACTTTAACAATTGATACATCCATATAATTACTTAAATTTATAAATACATCATATATCTGATTAGCTAATTCATGTGTGGGAGCTATAACTATATATTGTGTTTTCTTTATACTCGTATCTATCTTATTTAATACTCCAATTGTAAATGACCCCGTCTTACCTGTTCCTGATTGCGATTGTGCGATTAAATCTTTTCCAGCAACTATTTTTGGAATACCTTTATATTGAATACTTGATGGTTTCTCAAATCCATACGCATATATTCCACGCAATAATTCATCATTTATATTTAAATTTTCAAATGATAAATCACAAATATTTTCTTCTTTTTCTTCTTCTGCCATGTTAATATATATTAAATAATTATCTTTATATAATATATATATTATATATTATCTTTATCTCCACCAGATTCTACTTCTTCAATAGATGAATTATTTTCTTCTTCTTCTTCTTCAATAGATGAATTATTTTCTTCTTCTTCTTCTTCAATAGATGAATTAT